GTCGGGGTCGTCAAGCGCCATGCCGAGCATCGCGTTGCAACGGTTGCAAAGAATCCCGCGCACGCACTTGCCGCACGCTTTACGACTGTCGAGTGTCGCGCCACAGATACCGCAGTTCATTGCAGAGTGATCCTCCCGAGGGTGCCAGTGGGGCGCACTTCGGAAGGTGAGTGCGCCCCACTGGGCTTCCATCCGGTAGCGAACCGGAAGCGTGATGCCGGTTTTAGAATGCAGGCGTGACCAATCCGGTCCCGCCGATGGTGCCGTGTGCCAGCGGATACCGTCCCGCGGTGAAGGCGGAAAATCCGTAGACAACCAGCTTGACGGTGAGGTTGCCGGCAGCGGTCTGCTCGGCACGGATCAGCAGCGGGCTTCCGGGCTGCTCCCAGAGGAACAACTCGTCAGCGGTCACGCCGAGGATCACGTCCTCGTTGGTGCCTGCGCCCAGGTTGGTCGGGATGTTCCCGTCGAGAACCACGGGCAGGCCCGCGAGCACACCGACGACGCCGCCGTAGGTGTTGCTGGAGATCTCGCCGCCAACGTTCACGCTGGAGACGTTGTTCGGCTGGAGGAACGGGAACGACGTGCCGACCTGGCTGGCGAACCAGTTCCAACGGCGCGGAGCCATCACAAGGTGAGTGGCGCCACCGAAGACGCCCGACTGGATCTGCGAGATCAGGTCGAACAGTTTCGGGTACGCCTCGGCCGCGGTCGGGCTGGCGTCGGTGTAGGTCACCGACACGATGCCCGAGGTGCCACGGATGCCCTTGTGGGTGCCCGAGGTGCCGTCGTTGTTGATGATCTGCGAGTCCAGCACCGTGTGGTAGGCGTTCTGGAGGTCGGCGATGATCACCGCGTCGGCGCCGACGCTGCGCTGCAACGCCTGCACCGAGATGTCCTGCTGGCCCGCGATCGTGCGAACGTCCACGGTCAGCAGGGTGTCGTCGGCGTCAGTCTCCTGCACACCGGCGTTCTCCGTCGCCTGAACGGCGGTGGCGGTGCCGGTGGTGATGCGGGAGATGTTGACCGTCATGCCGTCGGCCGGCAGTGCCAGCTTACGGGCAAGGTCGGCCATCGGGCGCATGGCGCGCTTCGGCGGGGCGACGAGGTCGGTGAGGTACTGCGGCACGGTCAGCCCGGTGAAAGCGCCGGTGCCGACGTCGCGGAGTTCCACGCCCTCGGCGCGCTCCTCGGCCATGTGGCGCTGGAGACGCTGGGCTGCGTCGAGGTCGCCGCGCAGTTGCGCGTTGACCACGTCGGCGACGAACGACACGCCGCGCTTCTGGTTCTCGACGTCGTACATCCGCTCCTCGCGGGTGACAACGGCGGAACCGCGCACAACGGGCTCCTCGGCGCCAGTCTCGACCTTGTTCTCGATGGCCTTCGCTTCGCGCTCGGTCATCTCCTGGTAGGCCGCGATGCGCTCATCGGCTTCGCGGATCTCGGCGATGAGGCCGTCGGCGCGGGCTGCGTCGCCGTCCTCGGGGGTTTCCTTGGCGAGGATCGCGTCCAGTTCGGCCTTCTTGGCCGCACGCGACTCCCGCATCTTTCCAAGCAGATCCATCTGCTCGCTCCTAACGGGGTAGTTGTGAAGGGGTCGCCGTAGTGGCTCGTCCCGAAGTGCCCTCGCAGGCGGGTTCGGCGCCGGGTGCGGCAGGTTGCCCGAAGCGGATGTCGCCTCGGGGGTTCAGAGGGTGAGGGCGGCGGCGCGCAGCCGCTGCCACGTCAGGTCGACCGGGGCCGACGGGATCTCGCCGCGCAGCATCTGCCGCACGAACTCGGGGTCGGCGTCCTCGGGCAGTTCGTCGAGTCCGCGCAGGCTCGCCGCCGTCCGCAGCGACACGCTCGTCGCCGGGTTCGCCGGGTAGGTGACGACCGACACGTCGAACAGTTGCGCCTCGCGGATCGTGCGGTCGGTGTAGTCGTCGTTCCATTCCTGCTGTGTGACGCGGAACGCGAACGACATCTGGTCGGCGTCGCCACGGTCCATCGCCGACTTCAGCGACCGCACCAGCGGGGATTCGCCGTCGAGGCGTGCCTCACACAGAAGCCCGGTGTCGTCCTGCTGGAGCGCGAGCGTGCCCGACTTCGTGCGTGCCAGCGGCAGCCCGTCGTGGTTGATCAGCAGCCGCACGTCGGCGCCGTGGTCGAGAGTGCGGGTGAACGCGCCGGGGGCGACCCGTTCGACGTAGGTGCCGAGCGCGTCAGTGATCTCGTACTCGCTGTTGAACGTGGTGGCATACCCGCGCAGCGTCAGGCCGTCGCTGGTTTCCTCCGCACGCATCTGCATCGCGTCGGTTACGCGTGTCTCGCGTCGCTCCATTGGATGGGTTTCCTTTCACACGACCCCGAGCAGCATCAACTGCCGGAGTTCGTCGTCGAAGTCGATCGTGAAGTCGAGGTCGGCGGTGAGCGTGGACGTGCCGACGATGTGCGCCGCCAGTGCGCCGGGGATCGGCCGCGGCAGTGGTGGCGGCGTGAGGCTCGCGCCCCAGAACCGCCGACCGCCAGGTTTGCCGACTGGGACGTCGACCGCGTTGCCGTCGGTCAGCGTCGCTGTGAGCGCGCTGGAGCCGTTGAGGCCCGCCGCCATGTCAGGGCTACCGGCCGCCGTCAAAGTCGCTGAGAATGCGCCCACGCCGCTCAGGGCGGCACGCATCGCGTTCGGGTCGGCGGCGCCGCTCAGACCGAGACCGGCGGTGACGATCCGTCGACGATGTCCGTCGGCACGTTCTCGCCCTGCACCGCAGGCTTGTCGTCGCCCCACACGATCGGCTGCTGATCCTCGTAGTCGCGGACCTCGTTCGCCGTCGTCCACGGCTCCATCGGCCCCAGCGCGATCCGGTGAGCCTGGTAGCGGGTCAGCAGATCCGTCCGCAGCAACGCGTTGCGGTTGAACCGCACCCACGAACCCGACATCGTCGACGACCCCGGCGCCCCCAACATGCGTGAGAGCTGCCGCTCAAGATCCACCAGCCACGGGTCGATCGCATACGACAGCAAGTCCAACGCCAACTGCTCACGGTTCTTGTACGTCATACTGTCGCCGGTCTTGTAGCCCAGAATCTCGGCGATACCGGGGCCGAGAATCCGGCACACCTGTGCCGCCGTGAACGACTGCGTCTCAAGGAACTGCGACTCCTCGGGCGCCACCTGGAACTGCTCCAGTTTCATGCCCGAACCGAGCACCGCCGGACCCCGCGAACCCTGCAACGCATCCAGCATCCGCGACTTGATCGCCGCCGCCGTACCCGCGTCGATCGGCTGCTCAGTCGTCAACACCTGCGACGGGTGCGCGCCCTCCGCGAACCACTGCTGACCGAACCGCTCAGCGGCGATAGCCACGCCGAACGCCGACGCGTGCCGCTCGATCGGCGACTGGCCCAGCAACTTACCTGGAGTCGGCCACCGGCGGTAGTGGACGATGTTCTCGCGCGGCACCTTCTTGCCGCCGATGTACCACGACCGCATCCCGTTCTCAGAACGGACCACGACGTCGGCCATGTCCACCACGTCGACAACGGACGGCGCCTGGTTGCCATCGCGCGCCACAATGTGCAGCACAACGTTGCCCGTGTACGCCGCCGACGCCATCCACAACTTCAGCCAGTCCTCCAGGCCGTACCGCTCCCCCGACGGATCATCCAGCCACGCCGGTTTACGCGCCGGACGCTGCGAACGACCCCGTCCCGTGAACACCTCCAGCGGCAACGACGCCACCACCGTCGACAACAGGTTCACAGCCGACGCGTACGCCACTACCTGCTGCGACGTCGACGACGTCACCGCCGTGTCGAACCGGCCCACACCGACCCGCGACGGGATCAGCTCAGACGCAGACGACGACCTCACCTCCGGCGCTGCGGCCTTGCGGAAGAACAGACTCACGACATCCTCCACGACACGGCCAGCAACGCCGCACCGGCGACAACAAGGGCAGCCGGGACGCTGAACAGCGCCACGCCGGCGACGATCAAAGCGGCGCCGAGAACATCGAGCACAGTCGTCAACACGCTCGGCCTCCTAGAAGATCTGGTCAACAAGGTTGATTTCCGGCCGCCGCGTCGCACCCCAATGCGCGGCCACCGCAGCCACCACCGGGCAGATGTCACCACCGACCCGCCGCAACGCCCACGCGTCGCCCATCGGCCGCTTA